CTTTTTTTGTCAAAGATACCATTTGCCCCTCTCTAATATAAATAGTATAAAAAAAGGGGAGCAATGCTCCCCTTAGAAAATTATTCTAACTGCTTTTGATAAGTTCACCTCACTTTCAAGTTTTAGCAGTACTATTAAATAGTTTGTAAAAAATCAAAAAGGTTTCACTATTTTCACTCATCATCATCGTAGTATATCTCACTACAACCTAAAGCAAATCCCATAAAAAATGACATAAAGATCATCAAACATATTATCATCGGGCTCATTTTTTTGTATTCTTTCTGTAGTTTAGTTTTGTTAAACCATATTTAACAGCTACATCAAACTTATTAACATCTTTTTTTACCAACTCTGCACCTACTATCTGTCCTTGTCGAACGCATACCCAATAATTGGCCCACTCTTTTTTATTAACTTTGTATTCTCCTAGGAAAACTTCGGTACCGGCATAATGTTTGACAAAATCGCCAACATAATAATCACGACGATCAAGGGCTTTTTCAGTCCCTGTTATAAATTGGATTAACACATCGTCTTGAGTTGGGTGCTTAAGGTATGAAAAAAACAAAATAAACCCTCCTGCATCTTTATAATAAGTAGATGACAAGAGGATTTAAAGATTATCCAAGTTCAGAATACCCACCTTCTTCAAAGGTAACTCCAAGCTTTTCCTCTAAAAGTGGGATCTTATCTTTGTCGTCTTCATCGATGACAAGGTAGGTTGTCCCCCACTGAAGTCCATAAAGACCCTGAATGTATCCGCCTCTGACCCATTCAAATTCTCTGACTTGTGCTGATATTTCGTATTCATCTTGGAGCATGTAGCAAAGATCTTCTCCGTGATCGAGATCAAGACTGAAATCTCCGTGCTCCTCTACATCCCATTCGACAAGCTTATTAACGAACTCGTCATTCCATTCGACACCATAAACTCTTTGTGGATAAAACTCCATTTCAACCTCCGTTTTTAAAAAAATTATAAGAATTAATTGCTTTATCGCAAATAAACAAATCATAGTGAGGCTTACCACAGCTAGCCTCGTGGTATTTAGCGCCCCACTCATCAAGCTGGCTCAAGGTCAAGTCGGTCCAATCTAAACCGGAAATGCTTCCTCTAGCTGTCCAGTAGACGATTTCGTGACCCTGATCGTACAGTTCATTAATCATTTCAATATTTTCTACAATTGGCTTGGCCCTAGGGTATTCTCTCTCTGCGTATTTATCTCCTCCTCCATAATCGCAGATTGTCTCATCAATGTCAACTATAATTCTCATCTTTTCTGGCTTGTCGTTCATTTTTCCTCCTCGACGTAAAGCTTGCCATATTCCGACCATATAAACTTTTCATATGGTATTTGTTCTTGTTTAACAAAACCTTTTTGCGGCAGGTGACCCAAGTCAACCAACTGCAAAGCAGTTACAATAGCTGCTCCTGTCGTCCACGCAATCGCTTTGTAAGAGCGCCCTTTAATAACTTTTGGAGCATACTCCCTTACAAACTCCACTGTTTCCAGTTCTGCTCCTTCTGATCTTCTTCCTGTGACGGAAGCGTAAACCAAAACCTTATCTTGGTCACAAGGCGGAAGAGCCTCTTTCAAAATCTTCATTAACTCCCACCTCTTATCTCGCATTTGAAGCTCGTTCATTAAGAACTCGATTTGCTCGCAGTGGCCGGGAAAGCGAATAGATTTATAATCTAGGTTCTTCGCCCTGTCTTTAAAAGTCTCGGTCATTGTGCCAAGACCTCCAGAAGTTGTAAAAGCCTCGTACTCTGTCCCTTTGATTCTTAAGGTTTCAAGCAAACCTAGTGCGGCAACCTTTTGGTGCTTGCCTTCTTTTATAATATCGCAATCTTCAATGTATTCGTTTACAACGCCCTCAACTGACCAGTTGATAGCATAGCCAAGTTTTCCTGTTGGGTTTTGAGGCAAAGCTCCAACTCTCATCTTGATCGATTCGATATCGTCAAACCCTTTTGCCAAGTGAGATGCGACAATGCCGATAAAGCCGGGGGCCAAACCGCACTGGGGGACCATGGCTCCCTTCGCCTTGCCGGATTTTCTGCGAATAAAGTTTGTTACTTCTACATCTTCTGTTGCGTCAAAATAATGAATGCCTTTTAACAAAGCTGCTTCCACAACACATTTTGTAAGATGGTAAGGAACACAGGAGACAACTGCGTCGCAATCGCTCAAACAATCTGATAAAAAACTTTGATTTCTTATATCTCCTCTCCGGACAGGAACTAAAGTTTTAACATCTCTCTCATCAACTGCTGTTACCTCAAAACCGTGATGACGAAGCATGGTAACAACCAGTTCGCCAATAACACCAATTCCAATAACCGCTACTCTTTTAATTCTATTTTCTTCTTGAATCACCATTTGGATTTTTTTCCTTTTATTTTATCTGGCTCTTCATCTTTTTCAAGATCTGCAATAACGTATTCTAAATACCATTTTGCTTTTTTAAGATCTTGTAAGGAATTTTCTTTGTGTTTATGTCTTGCTATATATTTTATCACATTACCTAGGCAGAAGTCAAGATCCCAATCTCGGATTGCATCTATGACCTCAATCTTTCCACTATTATAGTGGGACGGATGATTAACTTTTTCTGGCATGCCTATTCTCCAAATATAATCCCTTGAGCAAGTGGTAAGTCATTTGACCAGTTAACTGTGTTAGTTTGTCGGCGCATGTAAGCTTTCCAAGAATCTGATCCAGATTCTCTTCCACCACCCGTTTCCTTTTCTCCGCCAAAAGCTCCACCAATCTCTGCTCCAGAAGTGCCAATGTTAACATTTGCAATACCACAGTCAGATCCCACGGCAGACAAAAACTGCTCTGCCTTCTTGAGGCTGTCTGTGAATATGGAACTTGAGAGCCCTTGAGGAACATCATTGTTCATTTCAATGGCTTGTTCTAAAGTTTCATACTCTAATAAGTAGAGAATAGGGGCGAATGTTTCCCTTTTAACTATAGAAGTTTGAGACATCATTTTAACAATGGCAGGTTCCACAAAACGATGATCGCCTTGGTCTACGTCTGTTCTGCCACCACAGAGAACTTCTCCTCCCTGAACCAAAGCCATGTCTAGAGCATTCATGTAATCATCGGCGGCGGAGTCGCTAATCAACGGCCCCATCATTGTTTCTTCATACATTGGATCATCAACAATAATTTGCCTATATGCTTCGAGGAGTCTATCGGTAAGCTCTTTTGCAATCTTTTGATGAGCGATAACTCTTCTTGTTGTCGTGCATCTTTGGCCGTTTGTACCAACTGCTCCAAAAACAATAGCTCTTGTTGCAAGATCTAAATCCGCATCTTCCGCTACGATAACTGCATTGTTCCCGCCAAGCTCAAGGATACATTTCCCAAATCGTCCCGCAACGGTTTTTGCGACTTGTTTTCCTGCTTTTGAAGATCCTGTAAAAGAGATCAAGGGGACCCTCCTGTCTTCTGTCAAAGCAATACCTTTATCGGCTTTGCCTTTTAAAAGAGTAAAAATATCCTCATAACCTGTCTCTTCCATTACCTCTTCGCAAATGGCATGGACTGCATCAGCAACGTCTTCTGCTAACTCTGATGGTTTCCAAACAACTGTATTTCCACAAACAGCGGCAATCGCAGCGTTCCAAGCCCATACAGCACCGGGGAAGTTGAATGCCGTTATAACGCCTATAGGGCCTAGTGGATGCCATTGTTCAGTCATCTTATGCCTAGGTCTCTCTGATGCTATTGTAAGCCCGTAGAGTTGACGAGAGAGCCCCACAGCGAAGTCACAGATATCTATCATCTCCTGAACTTCGCCAAGACTTTCTTGGTAAATCTTTCCAACTTCTGAAGTTATTATTTCTGCGAGTTCTTCTTTCTTTTCTCGGAGCTTATTTCCTAGGATTCTTATAACCTCTCCACGCTTTGGGGCAGGGACTTCTCTCCAAGTTTCAAATGCTTCTTGTGCGTCTATAACTTGTTGCATTTTAACCTCTTTCTTTATTCCTTTTTCTCAAATCTTTCTTTGAAAATTTCTTTTGTTTTTTCTTTCCGGCGACCTCATAAGGTCCAATTTTCCTATTTTCACAAAAAGTGTCAAAAAATTCATACGCTGTGAATTTCTGCTCTTTGCAAAGATCCTTTATTTCTAGCCAAATAATTTGCTTCTCTTCCTGATCAGATTTAAGGTATTGTTCAGCGAGGCTTATTAAAGATGGAAAATCTCCCAGTTTTATCTTTTTTTTCATCTTTTTCGCTCCTTCTTGGTGTTTTTGGACCATAGGCATTGTATAGAGACTTATAGACTGCTCCTTTTAATTCTGCTACTCTCTTCTCTAAATCTCTCATAATAATTTCCGTGTGAACGTTTGAAGCGGTTTGCAAAAGTTCAATGCCTAATATTTCATCAATCTCTGTTCTTAAACTTTGCAAGCTTGCGCTTAATGTAGCCATGTGACCTCCTAAAAAATTGACCCAAGTAATGCTTTTTAGTTTTCTTTATTTTCTACAAATTCTTTAATTTTATATGCCTCTTTGAATACAATATCCAGATCGGGATACCTAGGCTTGGGAAGAGGCTCAACGGGCCGGCCCTCTTGGGAAAGTTGAAAGGCAGTTCTATAGTCGGTTAATTCTTCAAAATATTGTTGCTCTGCTCGTTTTTGAGCTTCACGAAACATTTCAAATCGTAGTTCATATGGGTTCTTACTTTTCATAGTTATTCTCCTTTTGTTCTGTGTTAGCACACTTGGGTCAAAAGGTTCCGGCAGGACTCGAACCTGCTTCCTCTCTTCTTTACGAGAGTACTTTGCCCGTTAAGCTACGGAACCAAAATGGGGGCCTTTCACCCCCTCGCACCTATTCTTCCTTTTCTTCATAATACTTGCTGGCTTCCCCTGTGCGAGACTCAAACTTCATGATAACTTCTTCATCCATCACGTCAAGAACAGCTTGTCTAAACTCTGGATCTTGAAGTTTCTCAATCCACTGTTTAGTCTGAAACTTATATTCTTTTCCTTTTGAACTTAAAGTATACCATGCCCCTGCGTTTGACAAGGCATCAGAGCCTTTTATCGCATCAAGCCAGCTTTCTTCATCTTGGATTCCAATCCTTTCCCCTGCCCACAAGATTTTATAATTACACATTCGTCCGGCTGTTCCAAAACGTGATTTCTCAAGCTTTGCCTTCACCTCCGAACCAATTCTAAAACCTTTATCGTCTGAAACGAAAGAAGCTTTCGCCTTACGACCCGTAAGCCACACTCGCAAAGAATATGCGTAATGCATGGCTTTTCCACCGGGAGTGAACCAAGGAGTCGTTAGAGCCTCGGCTACATTGCTGGTAATGTTTGTTTTTAACTGGTTCAAAACCAGTAACGTACATTGAGCATTTGCCAAGGGGACTGTAAGCTTTGCCATACCCTTTGAAAGGATACGAGGCTTCACAGCCATTGAAGATTGAGGGTTGAAATCTCCTTCCAAGTCTTTTTTACTTGGAGTGAGTGCTAAACTATCCCAAATAAAGAGAAGTTTATTTCCAGAGCCTATTAGTTCTTCAATATACTCTAACACTTCCTCGACAGAAGTTGCCTGAACGTAAAGAAATCTGTCCAAGTCAATCCCTATTTTTTCTAGGAATTCAGGATCAATCGCTGATTCAGAATCAAAATAAACCACATCAATGTCCATTTTCTGGGCATTAGCGGCCACTTGTGCCGCCATATATGACTTACCTGTCGCTTCCAGACCTGCAATCTCAGATACCTTCCCAACCGGGATGCCGCCAAGCTTTCCTCTACAAATAATAGAATCAAGCCAACGGGCTCCGGTTGGAATCCATTCAGTTACAGCAGTTGGATTATCCGAAGAAAGATCATGGGCGACATTGAGACCTGCTTTTTTATTCAGCAGTTTTCTCATTTCCGCCATGTTAAGCTTTCCAGCTTTTGCTTTCTTTACAGCCATGATCAACTACCGAGAAGTTCGGAAAAAGCTTGGGTGACTTTATCATCACCACCAGCGGCGTACTTCTTGATTTCCTCTTTTTCTTCCCCACCTTGCATAAACTTGTCAAGAAGTTCTTGAACTTGTTCAGATGTACGGCGCTCAAAGAGGCCATCAAAATCTGGAATTTCTTCCAGAAGTGCTTGGCAATCGCTATCTCCTTCTTTGCAAACGGGAGAAGCTTTGCGCTTTGGAGTAAGTTTTGTACTTGGAAAAAGAGCACCTGCCTTCTTTCCATAATTCAAAACAAGATCTGTTCCTTCGTCCACGTCGGTCACGTCGCCGTAATCGGGATTAAGAACAAGCTGGAGTAGTTGTTCATATACAGTCTTGGAATAACCCCAAATACGAACACCCTGTGACTCCTCACCTCTTACGATAACAGGAGAAAAGAACCTTTGCTTTGGAAAGAGCTTCTTGGCCATTTCAATTGAATCGGGCGTACCTTCTTTATAAAGAGCCGATGCAAAATCGAGAACCGGAGAATCTTCTCCAAAGTTTCTTTTTGGACAAAGAACAGGGGCTTTATCTAAATTATAATAAAACCAAAATTCTTTGAAAGGATCGCCATCAGAAGTCGGCAAAATGCGGATTGTTTGATCCCCATCCTGCGGTTTCCAAAATAAATCCTTTTTCCCGCCACCTTTGTTTTTAAGAGAGTTATACTTTTCTCTCATCTTTTTCATGTCAATACCCATTTTAAACTCCTTGTTTTTGTGTTTGGGTTAGATTAACTTCTACTTCCTCTACTGTTCCTACAACAGTTTTATGATTAAACATACGATAAGCACTATTCTCCACATCCCATACTAATTCCATACCTTCTTGAACCTTTGGACTTTTTCCTCCTTTTGATTCCGGCAAGATCCCCTCCGGAACTTCATCGACCTTCATAAAAGTCATAGTCCTTACTTCACCACTTTTCTTCATAAATGTTCCAACATAAGCTTTCATTTTTTCTCCTCTCATTGTTATGTTTCACATTATAGCAAACTATTTTCGGTTTGTCAAGAAAAAAGTTGCCCCTGATGAAAATGAGTTCTTTTCACGACAATACCGTAATCATATTCTGATTTGTTTGAAAAAACTTGATAACTTGCGCTTTCTTTTTCTTTAAAGTTATCTTTTATTGTTTTCACCAATTCAAAATCTTCCTCTAATATTTTCTGAGGTATGGATATATAATACACGCTTTCGACTGGACTGTCAAGAGAAAAATACATTCTTTCTTCATTTATTTTATAATCATATGATCCTATTGATAAAATTCGACAATGTTCTTTGTGATCAATCTTTGTTTTTGATACTGGCTTGGTGTTTTCGAAGACGTTGATCGTATGGATCGAGTAACTTATTACTTCATTTATTTTATCATATTTGTTGAGAAATGTTAAGTTTGGAATGGTGTTTTCCAAGATCTCATTTGAGATCAAAACAATGTCTTTAAACATCCCCGATCTCGCATAGTCTTGCAAAACATTAAATATCAGCTTATGTTGCAATGCGTAACTTTCCAGCATTTCAGTTTCTTCTGGGATGATCAAAACAATACGTATTTCGGTTTTATTAAAATGATGAAGCAAACGAAGAGATGCTCCGGTTATCGTTCCTGATGACGCACAAATAAAAATAGTTTCATCGTACTTTGGCTTAAACTTATACTTTGGAAAGTTGTCTTCATAATCTTTGTGAGTTTTCTGTTCTTTCAGCACTCTGGAGTTTTTACCCTCTCTCTTTTCCGTGTCGAATAAATAAATTTCATATTGTGGGTATTGTTTAAATTTCTCTGCTATGTTACAGCCGCACTGGCCTAAACCTACAATGTTCATATGTTCATCGCTTTCATCTCTCCGAAATCTTTTCCACCGGAGAAGTTAACTTTAAATTTTCCTAAATCTGTGTTTGAGAACTCTTCGATCATTCGATTGACCATTGCTTGATCAGATAGGTGAAAATCAAGAACCAAGGAATCATGGATAGTAAAAGCCACATTTGTTTCTTTTCCTTTCAACATTTTCCAAACCTTTATCGCTTGACGCAGGAATAAATCGGATGTTGTTGATTGTATAATATAGTTTAAAGCGTAATGTTCTTCGCAAGGTATGCTTCTTTCGAAAACAGTTGTGATGTGTTTTGTATTGTAATTATAATACTTTTCCAGAATCTTCTTTCTTTGGAAGATTTTTTCTAACTTTTCATCTTTTTTTCTCGGATCATATAACCAACTGAATACTTTTTGTTTTACCTTGTCTCGCTCAAACTTGCCTCCATACACCTCTTCGCCAATCCAGTTATGAATATCTTCTTCGGGTTGTGGAATATCTAAAAGAGCCAAGAAAGTTCTCAACTCAGCCGCATTGAAATCAAGCTCAACAAAGCAATGCTTATATGGCTCTATAACACCCCTACATTCCTTTTTAAGGTTCAAGATAGGGAAGGACATAGGTTTGATGCTCAAACGTCCTGTAATCGTCTTATAGGCATCATATTGAATGTTTTCTGAAGTCCTTTGAAGCTTCTTGTATGTATCTTGATGTTTTAGGGTGTATTTTATCTTATCCAAATTTAGTTTTAAATTGTTTTGGGCAATCTCCGAACACATTTTGTGCAGGTCATTCATAAAATCATAATTAACTGGTTTTTCAAAGTTTTCAAAAACGTGCTGTGAGATAAGGTTTTTATAAAACAAATACTTGAGAACGAACTTCTCTGGAATGATTTGTTTTAGTTGGTAGTTTGATATATCTGCGCCGACTGCTTGATAAGATCTAATGAATCCTTTAATCTTCTTGCTGATCTTCTTCCAATCTTCATAAAACTGATCAGGGCAAAGATCGTCCAAAGATTGGCCATTGGCCCACACAAATGCGTAATCAGCACTGTGATCTTTTAGGATCGTTTGGTGATCCCAAGTCTTGGTGCAATCTTCTGGAAGGAAGTCAAGTACCTGATTGTTGTGAAAGAATTGGTTTTCAAAAACTTGGAAGAACATGTATGCCTCATTGGTTTAGCAGTATTTCATTTTGTTGAAAGTATACCGCACTAACGATTCTTTGTCAAGTCCTTTTTGCACTCTATTTGAAATTTCCAAAAGGAGGCCGCGCAGATCCTCCCTTTTTTTGAAAAAAGAATTCAATACTTTAGCATATTCTAACAATAAAAATCTAAAATTGTCAGTATAAAGCTCTTTCAATTGTTCGTCCGAGAATGGCTCTCTATTGTATATTGCACTTCTTCTTTTTTTAAATTGTCCGAAATCTTCATAACATGAGAAGGCTTTATCCTCTTCTCTATAATAATAAGGAATTTCTGATATTAAATCTTTATAAGAAAGCAGCAACACTTCAAAAAATAGCACCATCTCCTTTAATGTCCCTTCGGCCAAATCAAAATTGTTGTCAAAATATTGTTGAATTGTGATGCCTTTTATTTTTTTAACGGTTGGCTCTAGGTTAAAATCCATACCAAAACGCCATGGGACATTTGCATCATATCTCAATCCGTGCAAAAATAGTCTGAAAACTATTCCTCCATATATTCCAAACTTATAATATTCATGGAATTTGCCGCTGTTGTCGTCGTATTTCACATCGTTTCTGGTTTCGAACAATAATCCAGAATTTGTCATAGAATTTTCACCGGAAACAAGATACTCAGAATACATAACGTCTTTGGCGATCTTTCCTAGTTTGATTAATTCCAATACATTATTCATATATTGAACAAAATTTCCAGCATTATCTTTTTTAAATTTAGAACTCGCAACATTATCTAGATAAATATTTTTTATCTTTTCGGCAGTTCTCTCTTTATAGTTTGCTTCATTTTGACCATACACATCTGCACCCTTGGCAATCTGAAACACTCTTAGAAAATCTCTCATACTAAAGCGATTTATTCCAAAGTCTACTTTGTTTTTTTCATAAAAATCTAAATACAAAGAATACAAATCTTTATTTAAATACACCTCTTGATCAACTGAAAATTTTTCATCTACTAAGACTAGGCTATCTTTTTTCGGGATGACAACTCTTCCAAAGGTGTCAACCTTTCCATAAAAAGAATTGGTTGCTAAAAAGTCAAAACCATCCGGAAGCAACAAGGGAGTGCCTCGCGTCTTATATAAGAACCTTTGCTTATAGGCCTCCGGCAAACTTGACTCGTTAGAGTTTGTCGTAGCAATTATATCATTTGTAACCCCTTCCAACTCTTCATCTGAGAAAATTGGAATGGAATTTGTCTTTTCCATAATTTAGTTCCTATCAATCCGGGGTATAATCTCGATCTTGATTTTTGCGGTCGCGTTTATCGTTCATTGCCTTTCTTTGTGAATGATCTTTAAAATTGTCTATTTTTACCAAGTCATCAAATGGGGGATTTAATTTATTCCAACTCTCAACTAATGCGGCTTTTTTCTTATCACATCCGGCACTAGCTTGTTGAATTTTTTGGCCGGTCTTCTTTTTCTTTGCAGCGGCTTTCTTTTGTTTTTTATAATCTTGAAGTTTTTTCGCTACCAAGCCAGTTCCTGTGAATCGAGCAGTCAATGTTGTTTCAAACACGCCGCTAGAAATTGTATTTTCAACACCAATAATAAGATAATACCCTCCAAAGCCCAGCTCCCTAGCAACTGCTTCTCCAACAAAACCTTCTCCTTGGCCAACAGTAGACGGGTCTACATAGATTGTTTGACCGGGCATGAAAGTGGAGTTGCCATATATTTTAATCTCGACGTTATATATACGTCGAAACATATTAAGTTCATTTTTTTTATAATCATGAACAATCATACTTTCTTCAAAAAACTTACTAGGAGATCTGTTAAATGATATAGATTTTATAAACCCACTATCTTGGCCTATCCCAAACCAAAAAATGCCATCTTCTATGTCCTTTACTCGATCCCGTAATCTTGGAGCCCAAGAGGGGTTTCTGACGTCGATAACAAAATAATTAAGTAAATCAAATTCAGAATCAGGAGGGGCTTCGCTCCAATTTTCTTTTTTTAGTTTTTTAAACTCGTCAACAGAAATTCTTTTTCTCTTAACAGCTTCTATGATTTTGCTCCGCTGTTTTTGATTTCTTTCTCCAAATGATGTAGCTTCTCCCAATGGGCCTTTAATTTTTGTAAAAATTTCACCACTACCCTTTGGAACTCTTACAGTGTATATCGCCGTGTTTATTTCGTTTCTAATTAATTGTTTATAGCCTGCGCTTCGTTTAACAAAGCAATCTGTTGAAAATGATGTCCCGATTAATTCTGTTATTAAAGATCTCATAAATGTGTCTAAGCTAATAATCTGCTTGCCACTATCAATAACATTTTTTATAAACCAAGCATTAAATCGGTTCAAAGAAACAGGCAAATCATTTAAACTTATTGTCCTCCAATCCACAACGGGGTCACCATCGCCGCAAGAGCTATATGGTATCTTTGTGTGACCTAAAACAAATTTTGTATTTCTTATTAGTGATCTGATTTCTTTGTTGTTGTTATTCACGATACAGGTGTCAATAATTGTGTCGAATAAATCTCCTAAAAAACAAAACCTTATTGGAACTTTTTGATGCAAATTTTGACCACGAGAATCCGTGAAGTCGCTTTTGATCTCAAACTGAGGCGCAAATTGCCTATATAGCATTTGGATATTTTTTTGTTTTTGTTTTTTGTTAAGCCTGTTATACCCTTTAATTAATTTTGTTACTTTTTTATTGTCATATGTCATCGAACCAACTGGTACTGGTACTATTTTATCTCGGTCGCTTTTTGAAGTGGCCAGTGATTTGGAATACCTCTTCAGGCCTTGAACGGTACCATCAGATTTTTCAACCTTCCTCTTATTAAATCGAAGCTTTTTACATTTATAGTCAGGATAAGACATAGTGGGATCATATGTTGTGGATTTTGATGAAAATAAACCGGTCCACTCTGCTGCAAAGCCAAATTCTTCAGGAAATATATTAACTTGAAAGACTCTCGTCCTAAGTTCCGTTGGGCCGCCAGTGTTAATCTGGGGGGTTAATATTGGAGAATAAAGAATATTATTAATCCTTTGCAAGGCTAGCATGCCATCAACAGGCTTAAATGACGAAGCAGTTTTTAAATTCTTCCCCATCACTTTTAAATTTTCTTGATCATACTCATACTGCCTTTGCTTTATCATTGTCTCTTTTGTTTGACCTCTCAATCCAAACCAGCCAAATCGAAAAGGAGGCTTTTTGGTTGCGCAATCTTTATATTCTTTTTCAATTTTCTTAGCTTCAGTGAGTTCTTTATTAAACTTCTTCAAAGCTTCTTTTCCGCCGTCAGCATTTTTGTCACTAATAACTTTAATTGTCTGAAAGTCATATTCCAAAGAACTCATATAGCTAATATTCAATTTTATAGTCCCGTCTTGCTCAAATTGAATATCGTGCGTTGTGAGCTGAAGCCATAACGTTTTAGTAAGTTTTCGTATTGCGTTACGAAGCCTAGGCTTGTTTTTAAAAATATGTGAATCTTTTTCCGGGATGGACCATCCAACATCCATTCTTAACCTAAATTGACTGAGCTTATCCGCTGGGCCATATCCTCTTCTGAACAAATCTAGATATGTCGGAGGGACTGTATTTTTGCCGGCATAATCATAAGTTTCATTAATTAACGGCTCAACCATTGTCTGCAAAGAAGAGAAGAAAAATTCCAAATCTACTTGAACTTTTCTTTTTACTTCTCCGGGATGACCACCTAAAATTTTCCAATTCGCTGAAACGATTCCTGCGTCGCCAATTCTTGTTCTCTCTCCGGATAGAAGTTGTTTTATAGATTCAGGGTTAGAGTGGGTACTGAAAAAGAATTCTTGTTGATACCCATCTTTGACTTTTCCGTTTTCATCAATCTCTATTCGAAAAAGTCTTATCTTTGGAATAAGTGCAGATAATTCATGAGTCTCGATGTTCCACATCTCATATGTATCAGGATCTATAAAATATCTTCCAACTATAGTTTGAAAGTCTATGTCCTTGTCAAAAGAGACATAATGCTTGTTAAAGGCACAAAGCGTTGCGTTTTTCCAATTCTCGTCTTTACTTTCGGACTTGTTATACCATTCTAGAATTTGATTTGTATTGGCGACAAGCCAGCATTGTTCTGCTGTTCGTGCACGAGAGGAAAGTTTGTTTTTATTGATTGGTTTATATTTACCGGCCATTTGTTAGTACGCCCCGATAATATTTAAAAAAGATTCAATTTCAATCGGTATAATAATTTCATCACCTAATTTTAAATGTTGTTCAGTTGGCTTGCCGTTGGCCAAAGCTATCGCCCACCAATAAGCAGGATCGCCATAATACTCGTTAGCTATTTTATAAAAACGATCTCCCGTTGTCCAAATACGAGTTTCAAATTGAATCCCTTCTAGTTCCTCAGAACGAAAAGGTCTTAGAGCAAGAGTGCTAAAAAGTGTGACGGAATTTAAATTTCTCCTAGCCTTCAATTGTTTAAACATATCTGCTTTATCTACTACTATAGTATCCCTACTTTGATATCTATCTGGCATTGTCTTTCTCCGTTATTCTTCTAGCCCATAGGGAAAGTTCTCGAAACCTTTTTGTTCTGCGATTCCTCCGAGCAAGCCTCTCTTCTTCAGGGCATCTTTTCTGGCTTTGTTAGCCTTCTGTACCATACTGTTGCTTTTCTTTTTATTTTTTTCCTTGGCAGCATTAGCTAGTTCTTTTTTATACTGATCTGCGATTTTTTTCAATTTTGCCTGATTTACTTTTCGAGACCAGCCTAAATTATGATCATGAAGAACAATATAGGTAGAAGACATTGAAACCTCTAAAGGTATTGCAGTGACTTGTGCATTTCTTCTTTCAGGACTTTTGCCAAACAAAAGCGCTCCTCTTTCAGGCAAGTTTGGATCTATTGATATATTTCCGGGCGCTACAAGGAGGCCACCAGTTTCTGCCGGCTTGTCTCCAAAAAACTTAAGCTTTGGAAGGTTATGAATTCTTTTTGGACCTGTTAGAGTATTTTTGTTCACTATCATACTTCCACGTTCTGACTTAACTTCTGCCCCGCTGTTTGTATTCATGGCCAAGTTCATAAATTTCATCCTAAGAAGAGGTGGCGTTGCCAACATCGTAGCGGAAAACTTACCGGAGTAAACATTATCAACATAAGATGGATATAGCATTTTTACATACTTTTGAACATTTTTCCAGTTTTCAAGAGCTTCTTGTTCTGATTCTGCAACGACTGTCCACCCAATTGTAATTTCCCTATTAGTATTCTTGTATGTTACAATAGGATCCATTCTACCATAGACCTGTTCTCTATTAAAATCTAAATTGTAATTATCTTTAAAATCTGTTATAAACCCTTTAAATTTTACTGTTTCACCGGAAGGTATGTGAAAAAATTCAATATAAACTTTCCCCTTATTGGCAAACACATCAGTAGAGAACCCATTTTTACCAGCCGATATTTTTTTTATTCCACCATTAAATGACATTTGCTCTTCCCTTTATCAACTGAATGTGTCAAATTGCTTGGCCATTTGTTTCCCAAGGCCTTGAATAGATTCATTTGTTGCTCTAACATTGTTATGTGTGACAGTTATTTCAAACTTCCTTTTTATATCTTCTGTTCTAATTGCTTCGTTTCTTATTGTAACCATTGTATTTTTAAAATCATCTAATATAGCACTTGTAGACACTGCATTGATCGGAGTTATTTGCGCCATTTTTTCAAATATTTTTGCACTATTTGCAATAATTTCCTGATCAACATTAGAAAGTGCTTGAAATGCGGTTGCTAATGAGTGGATTGCCGAAGCCAATGCCATGATACCCATAGCCGCCGGGCCCATACCCACTCCTACCAAGGCAAGTCTCCCTAAATCAAATAAAAGACCAGTAAACCCTAGGAATCCCATTGAGGCGATGGCACCTTGCAAAGAAACCAATCCTGCGCCTAAATCTTGCAAACCTTTGCCCATTTGTGAAGCCGCTACTCCGAATGCACCAATAGCCATTGCAGCGACTTTGACAACCCCTGCAAGCAAAAGGAATGCAGCCGGAAGAATAACGCCAAGCATTATGAACAGAATAGGGGAGTGTGGTTTCGTAAGGGTGTCATTCAGATTCACAAATAAACCGATCAATGTTGTCAATGCCGCAACAACTAGCGAAATGGCTTTTGCTACCATGCCAGCTTTAATCGCAAAATATGATAAAATAGCCAAAACAGAAAGCAAGACAACCTTTACCCCAGTCTCTCCAAGGACATTTGTGACAATGTATTCAAGACCCCTTACAAAAAGATGAATAATATCAATCACGGGACCGAATACCGTTGCCAACGCTTGACCAATAACTTTAAACCTCTGCATTACAGTGTTAACTGCCTTCATTCTAGCTTGAAATTGCTCCAAGGTCATACCAGCTTTTTCTGCTTTATCAGACAATGCATCCAACTTTTCTTGCTCTGTGCCGAACACTTGAAATGCTTTTGCTAAATCTGTTATCCCAACAGAAGCCGCAACTGCTTTCTTTTGGAACCTATCCAAGTCTGAAAAGTTTCTTCCGGACATTGAAATAGATTGTCTCATTAGGTCAATTCTCTCAGCTTCTGTCGCTCTAAGCATTTGAATAGAGTTTAAATAATCTCCTCCCAACATACTATTCAATCGGCCCACAGCTTCTGCGGCACCTTCATATGTATCAAACTGTGCGGCGACTCCAAGGAGTTCTCCTATTTGCATTCCGGTTGCTTGTGCTTGAGCAGCAAGCTTTTGGAATACGGCTATAGCTCTCTTGTTTGTATATGCCGCCAATGTTGACATAGCAGGTCCAAAATCTTTATTGATTGTTGCCCTCATTCTAGGCCCAAGAGCATCCCCCACTGCGAATAATTGCATAGTAAGATCTTTTGCTTCGGAAGCAGACATTCCCATAACCAAAGTTGCCGTGTTCAAGCTGGCCGTTGCATCCACGCCAAACCTTTTAAATTGTGCGGTTAATTGGCCT